GTCTTTGCAACAAGCAGCAAACTTTATGGTAGAGCATTGCAAAAAATATAATACAATGCCTGAACCTGTACAAATCAAGGCGGCAACAGGAGTAGAAGTTGATATTGTTCCTGAGTTTGATGAAGGACATTATGAATGGTTTTTAGAAGAATTTGAATCATTTACAAAACGACAAGAATTAGAACGTGCTATCCTTAAAGCAGCAGATTTGCTTGAAAAGGGTGAATATGATCCTGTTGAGAAATTAATTAAAGATGCAGTACAAATCAGCTTACAACGTGACATGGGTACCGATTACTTTGCTGATCCTAGAGCTAGGCTAATGTTATTGAAATCAAGTAATGGACAGGTTAGTACAGGATGGCCTGTACTTGATAGTAAATTATATGGTGGTTTCAATCGAGGTGAATTACAAATTTTTGCAGGTGGTTCAGGTAGTGGCAAGTCTCTTATTATGCAAAATTTGGCAGTTAACTGGTTACAAGCAGGATTAAGTGGTGCATATGTTACACTAGAATTGAATGAAGGATTATGTGCATATCGTATTGATGGTATGTTTACTGATACAAGCAGCCGTGATATTTTCAAAGATATTGATAATGTTGAAATGAAAGTAAAAATGCTCAGTAAAAAAGCAGGGCAATTTCGTATTAAGTATTTACCTGCACAAAGCACAGTTAATGATTTAAGAGCATACTGTAAAGAAGTACAAATACAAACAGGAATGAAGTTAGATTTCTTATGTATTGATTACTTAGATTTATTAATGCCTGTAGGAGCAAAAGTTAGTCCTAGTGATTTGTTTGTTAAAGACAAATACGTTAGTGAAGAATTACGAAATCTAGCAAAAGAATTGAATGTATTATTTGTTACAGCCAGTCAGTTAAATCGTACTGCGGTAGATGAAATTGAATTTGATCATAGTCATATTTCAGGTGGTATTAGTAAAATTAACACAGCAGATAATGTGTTTGGTATTTTTACTAGCCGTAGTATGCGTGAACGGGGGCAGTATCAAATTCAACTTATGAAAACTAGAAGCAGTAGTGGTGTAGGACAGAAAATTGAGCTAGAATTTAACGTAGAAACATTAAGAATTTCTGATCCTAATCCCGATGAACATAGTAATTATAAGGCGCAACCTAGCGCAAATGATATTATGAGTAGGATAAAGCCTAATTTAGAGACAACTAACGATAAAGTACATGAAACTATTGAACCCGTCCATCAAAGAGTTAATGCTAGTCCACAAGCCAACAAATTGAAAAGTTTACTGAATTCCTTAAAGAAATGACTAAATACTAGTAGGAATCTTATATGCATCGTAAAACTCGCAGTCTGTTAGAGGAACTTGAAGCCTTAGGTAATAATCGTGACACCGTACATGTGATTGAAAGTCGAGGTCATAATATTATCACAAGTGCGATTAATTTAATTGAAATGATTAGTCGCAACTATACTCCTGAACAGGCTGAGATTTTAGAACGTAAGTTATTACATGCTATAAAATCAAAAGATCAAACTAAATTTAGTAAATCATTAAGGAAAAATCGTGAGAATCAAGGACATTAGAAAAAATCAACAACTTGACGAGTTAAACTTAAGTCATGTAATAGGTAATTACGGATCAGCAGCAGCAAAACAGATTGGTAATCGCTTAACTGGTGATCCTGAAGGACAAATGTCTGTAAAAGATAAAATGTCTAAGGAGAAATTCTTACGAGATTTTATCGGTAGAGCAAGTTCAGATATTGATTCTCTAGTAAAAAGCGGACAAATTGTCATGGGTCCTGCTGCCAATGACGCAGATGGAGATGGCAAACCTGATGCTGGTGGTGGTGCAAGTGGAACTACGCCAGCAGCTGGAGCCGCAGCTGGAGCATCCGCAGCCGGCGGAGCAGCGGGATCTCAAGTAGATGCTAACTCAGACTTCGCAGGATATGGTGCTGAAATTACTAATATGGCTACAGATAAGCGAGTATTAGATACATTAGCAGCATTAAAACCAGAACAATTAGCAGTAGTTAAAAAACTCTTAACTCAAAAAGCTAAATTAACCGCAGAGCAAATAGATGAAGCTAGTTTAGCAGGTATTGGACAAGGATTAAAAGCAGGTGCTGGTAAGTTAGGTGCAGGCTTAAAGGCAGGAGCACAAGCGTTATCAAGAGGATATCAGGCTGTAAAGCCTTATGCTCAAAAAGCAGGACAAGCAGTCGCACAAGTTCCACGTTTAGCAGCAACAGGTGCAGGTGCAGCAGTAGGTGGCGCAAGAGGCATGGGCACTGCTGCTAGAAAAGGTTACCAAGCAGGATTAAAATACGTTGGTCGTGGTCCTTTAACTTTTGACGAGCTTCAAAAGATTATCTATGGGGCTAAGCCAGAGCAGGCTAAACAATTATTACAATTTATAGCACAGTTACGAACAGCACAACCCAAGCAGGCTAAACCAGCAGCCCCGGCAGCAGCCCCAGCCGTCGCTGCAACACCTCAAGCCTCTTCAGCAGCACCGGCTGCTCCTGCACAACCAAGTGCTAAGAAAAGAGGACAACCTACATTAAATTTACCACCACAATCTGCTACGGCTCCTAAAGCTGCTGCAGGAAGTAACTCAATTACACGAGGTAAAGATGGTAAACTAGCTGTAAAAGGCTTACAAATGCGTGAAGATATTCTATCTGAAGCAGACACTATAAGTTCTTATTTGCAACGTTGGGTACCACAATATGTAGGATTTGATACTAGTCGTTATAATAATCAAATTGACCAATTGAGTAAAGATGTACAAAATACTTGGCGCAAAGATGGTGGAAAACAAGCACTAACAAAACTAGCAAATCTAATGTTTGCTTTAAGTTATAGCGAGTCAGGTAAAGGTGCAGCGGCAGCAAAAGAACCTGCGGCAGCAGGAGCAGATTCGGGAATGTCTGCTATAGATGCATTACGTGGTAGAACATCAACTACTGCTGCAGGTGCACAGGCAAGTCCAGCAGCCGGCGGTGCTGAAACAGGTGCAGCCCCAGCAGCAGATTTAGCTGCAAGTAGCGAACAGATTATTAATCTTATAAGAAAAATGACAGGTCGTAATATGAGTGATGACCTTGTTGAAATTATTAATATTGCACTAACCAGACTTCGTTTAGTAGACAGAGCAGCATACACTCAAATGATGAAAGATATTAAGAGTGGTACTAAGGAGAAAAAAGTAGCAGCACCTGCAGCGCCAGTAAAAGCAGCCGCACCTAAAGCTGCACCAAAAGCTAAGGCACCTAAAGCCGCAGCTCCAGCAGGAAGACGTAAACCTAATCTAAAAGTCGGTGAAAGTATTATTATAAAGCCTAAAGCATTTAAGGTTTGGGGTCAAAGATGAATCTAGCAGAATCATTGCAGATTCTTGCTAATAAAATTGATAACCTTAGCACTATACAAGAAGCTAAGGGGCATTTAGATCATCCAGAGGATTTAGTATTTTTAGGAGCAAGTCAAGGGGCTAACCAAGCAGTTGATTCAATGAATAAAACTGTTAAGAATCCCAATGCAATTACTATTAAATGGGATGGCTATCCTGCATTAATTTTTGGACGTGGTGTTGATGGTAAATTTAGTATCATGGACAAGCATATGTTCAACAAAAAAGACGGTACAGGTCGTGTCGTTTACAGCCCTGAACAATTTGCTCAATATGACCAAGCTAGGGGTGTAGATAGACAGCAATTACATCAACTTATTTCGGAAATATGGCCAGGTCTTGAAAAAGCAGATAGAAGTAAAGGTTATTATTGGGGTGACTTACTCTTTAGTGAGCCATTAAAAGAAGCTAAAGGCATGTATAAGTTTAGAGCTAATCCAAACGGTATAACATATACAGTAGATGCTGATAGTGAAATAGGACAATTCTTAAAAGGAAAGCAAGCAGGTATAGTTGTACATCAATTTATTCCTGCAAATGCAGCAACTACTGACGAAGCTACGCCTTTGAACGGAACTATAGGTAGCTTAAAAAACAATAGCAATATTGCAATCGTTCCAGCTAAGATGCCCATTACCCCTAAGCTAAAAATAGATAATGCATTGGTAAAGACTGCACAAAATACAATTGCAAAATATGGACAAGCTGTGGATCAACTAATGACAACTGCACCTCAAGCAGCCAATGCTTTTCAAATGCTTTTCACAACTTATATTAACAAACGAATTGTATCAAAAAACTTAAACAATTTAGTTGATGGCTTTATGGAATACTTTAATAGTCGTCCAATGACTGATAAAATGAGAGAGAAGTTGACACAGCATTTTCAAGCAAACAAGAACGGTGTAATAGGTGCTTTTTCTATTTGGATAGCATTATACAATCTTAAAATGAATATTGTTGAACAACTTAATAAAGCAGCGGAAACTGCACCTGTACAAGGATATTTGCAGGACGGAACAAGAACCCAAGAAGGTTTCGTTAGTCAAGGGTTAAAGTTTGTTGACCGTATGGGATTCTCCGCACAAAATCTTGCAGGACAACGC